TGATGTTGTGCGTGTGGGAATCGCTCGGAATATCTACAAGCTGCCTTAAGGCCTTTACGCCGTATGTGGCATCAGACCCGTTGTCCGAAATCGTGAACTGATGACCGTCTGTGTTTTCTACAAGAACCGTAAGATCCCGGTCGTTTGGTTTTTGTGTAACGGTGAAGTTTTGGTAGCCTGCTGTAAAGCCTGTGAAAGACGCGTGTGTGATGATGTCGTCTGCAATCGAAGACCCATCAAGTGCGCCGTTCTTAGACCACACTTCAACACTATCAGTCGCTGTGTCGTTCAGGTTGTCGATGACAAGCGCGTTAGTTCCTGTGGTCGTTGTGCGTGACGTAACAAGAGCTGTAGGATTGTCACCGTTTGTGTATGCCGATTCGGCCATACTGACTGTAAAGTCTTTGTTAGCAACAATCGTGATGTCGCCAATCGTAGTTGCAGAAAAACCTTCTGCTGGGTTGGTATTAGCTAGATATGCTTTGCCGTTGGGAAACTCAACAGTCTGCTCTGCACCTGCTAGGTTATAGACCTTTAGGTCACCATTTTTAACGACAATAATATATTGCTCTACTGCGTCTCTAACATAAGCGTAGCACCAAGGTTTATCAGCTGTATAAGCGAATGTGTTTTTAACGACATGTCGTGAGGACGCACGGCTCTCTAGGCCACCGCTGATCACAGACGTAAGGACATTGGTTGCTTCTTGTACCTGCCCAGTAAGCCTCAGAGAGTCAGGCTGACGGCTTACGCCTTGGTATAACGTCTTAAGCGATTGCTCTATAAGAGTTCCCATTCTACCGCCCGTATAGACCGTGATGTCGGTAGGTTGCGTACGAAACGTAAGCACTGTCCGTCAGGATGTTGGCGTCGTCTGTCTCAGACTCAGCGTCCAACAAGGCTGCATAGGCCTCAAGTTCACCACGGCGTGTAAAGTTATCTAGGGCCACAGATTGCATTTGGGACTCTTGGAACTTACGAGCTGCAAGGTACGCAATGTATGTACTTAGTTCTAAGCTTAGATCTTCAAACTCTAGAAGGTACACAACATCTACATTCAGGTTCTGTGTAAACTCGTAGGACTGCTTTTTGATATCGTAAAGTGCCAAACGATTGTTGTAGTTACGAACAGTGACGTTAATAGATTGGTGTTCTTGTGTCGTATCAACGCGCAAATAGTTCGCCGGAATATAAATAAGATTATTGCTGTTAGGCGTTAGTTTCAAATTGTAGTCAATGTTCTGGTGCCATCCACGCGCTTGGACGGACCTGTTAACTTCGTTGAGTTTGCTTTCAGCTGCTTCAGCATCAGGAAGGCCGGAGGTAAGAGACGAAACGGGTGCTTCACCGATAGACTCTAGGACAATGTTAACAGCTTCGATCTTGCTTAGACCCATAGTACCTCCTGAAAAACTGAGGGGCCACCTGTATTGCTACAAGCAGCCCCTCAATCAGATTAAGCGGACTTGAACTCTACGGCCATTTCTGGACGCAGAACACCATGACCAACGAAGAGCTTGGAGACCAAGAAGTCTTCAAGACGACGAACGTCACGTTCGGTCTCAAGGCTGATGTCCATAAGCTTGCAAGTAGCAATAGCCTGTGGGCACCACATGACACCAACCGTCGTGGAGTAGTCAGCACGGTATTTACTGAACACACCAGCAGCAGCAGATTCATCAGTCGTTGGCATGTTGCGGCTTTTAACTACCATCACACCATCGATGTTGATCATCTCAGCACGGTCAGAGATACCGCCTGCGTTGTCTGCCTGGAAGTCACGATTCAGAACCAAATACTGACCATTGGAGTCGGTCGCATACTTGATGGCATCGAAGATTTCCACAGGAACAGCACAGTACCGCTGCATATCCTCTGGAACATCCTGGTTGAACAACGCAATGTTCGCTTCGCGGATAGCGTCGATCCAAGCGATACCAGACGGCGTTGCGTCGTTAGCCAAGTTGGCGTCCGTAATAGCAGTACCACCGGGGAATGGCGAAGCTGCTGCGGTACGGGATGCCAAGATCAGCTGACGGAACACGTTCTGATCGAACACTTTAGCAAGCGCTCGGCCCATCTCGTTAGAGACGATGGAACGCATGTCGAAGTGAGACAGGATACGGTCGATATCAGAGATCGCGTAGTGCGATACAAGGATGTCGTCAACCGTGATGACCTGTTCGCTGGTCGAAAGGTCGGTCCCCAGTAGCTCAGAACCCGGCGTGTGATATTCAGCAGACGCCTTCCAAGTTTTCGGGAAGCGATAGGATTTAGCACCACCAGAAAGATTCTTAATGAAGTGCTTGTCGAGAGTAACAGTTGCGCTGTCGAAGGCCGTAAGCACTTCGCCACCAAAGACACTGAGGAACAATTCCCGATTGTCAACTGGAGACGAAGCACCCTTACCAAAGCGAACTGGAGAGGAAGCATCACCTAATGCCATTTATTTTCTCCTAATGAGATTGAAGGTAAAAGTGGGTTGGGTTGCTCTGTTAACTTCGTGGGATTGTCCGACGTATCGGGGTCTCAGCTAGTCGTTAGGGCAGAAGAATGATAGTTTAGTTATCCAAGTCCCAGGTAGCAGTTTGTATCTTTTTGATAACCTGCTCTCGGAACTTTGGAGACGTGGTGTAGTCTCTAGACGACATGTCTGCTTTCATCTCAGCCTTGCTGCGATAACCAGCTGACGACGGGGCCGCAGAGTTCTCACCACGAATAAGCGTAGGCTCGCGGGTTGCGGGCCGTGTTCCTGTAGCTTCTGACATTCTGGCCCTTAGACCATCCGCTGCCAAACGCCACGAAGACGTAGAAAGCAGGTTGTTAAAGTCTGTTACTTCTGTTTCAGACAGGTTTTCTTGAGCCCATTGCATAGTCTGAGCCCATTGCTCTTCGCCACCAAGGTACTCCAAAGCAGCTTTACGTTCCGTCTCGAACTGGTAGCGATACGATTGAACATAGGACTTAATCAGATCCTCTGGAATGCCGACTTTCTTTAGGGCCTCATAGTCCTCAGAAGATAGGTCTCCTTGCTCAATAATCTTTTGACCAATCTCCTCAGTATCTAATCCAGCTTTGACAAGAATGTTTGATACTTCTTGTTCTTCGGCCTCTGGACTTGGTTCTTCTGCGGCTTTTTCGGCAGTCTGGGTTTTTTCTTCTTGGTCCTTTGGGCGTCCGTTCGCGTTGAAGAGGAGCTCTCGCGCATGTGCTTCCCAGTTGTAAGCGCCTGTCTCGTTGTCGTAATACTTATCAACACCTTCAGCAGGCATATCAGGCACGGGGACAACGTCTTGTTCTACGTCTTCTTCTGTCCCAGGATTGCGGAACTTATCCGCCATAAGCTGATTGTATTCTTCAGAACCTGGGACAACTTCAGTTTGGTCCATATTTAGACACCTTGTTGTGGTTGAGCTTGACTCATCATAGCCTGCGCTGCTCCTGTTGCAAGCTCTTGTCCACCAGCTGCCATAGCTTGGTTCTGAGCCTGCATCATTTGCTGCTGTTGTTGTTCTTCCTGCACTTCTTGCTGTGTCTTCACAGAGTCAGGCAAACTTAGGCCATAGAACACCTTGTAAAGCAGCTCGTCCCATTTGACATACGCCAGAACTTCAGGCGGCAGTCCTTGAAGGAACTGAAGAGCCGTTTGTACACGGGTCACATCGCTCTCACGACCAAGGGCCTCAAGGCCCGTAAGGATCGTAGGTTCAATTAGACCTTTAGGCCACACAGGCAACTGTTCGCTCTGCTGCATCTGTACGATCAACCGTTCCAAACGACGCTGTTGCATCGCCCGGTTAAGCTGGCTGTACACACCGCCCAAGGTGGCCTCTAGTTCCTGTTGGTTCCTTTGGATCTCGTAGGCCGTAGTCCGTTCGCTGTCACGAGTAGCAGCAGACCCAAGCATAAAGGCCCCGCCGATCTCTCGTGTTAGACGGTCTAGTTCCTGAGCGCTGATCTGAAGACCATTGGTGTTCTGGAACTGAAGCATCACCACGTCTTCAGGATTACCGACGATGATCTCACCGTTGTTCGCCGTAGCAATACGACGCCGTAGGTTCAAACCACCGGCAGCATTAGGACGAACCATCGTGACGTTACGAGAGGCCATCGCGCTACCATCAAGCAGAGCTTTGGACAAAGCGTCGATAGCTCGGAAGTCCGGTAGATGCTCTTCGATCTTACCGCGCCCATAGTCCTCACCGATTACTGAGGTCCAACGAAGAGCGTTGTACGGTAGAACCTCGTACTCGCCTTCACTGTTAGGCACACGTTCTTTGTTGACCTCTTGGTAAACGTAGTAGGTGCCATCGTCCTGTAGCTGAGTGTGGGTCAGGACAGGCACACGATCACCACTGTAGTCTTCCGCAGTCACAAGACCTTTGATCTCATCAGGCAAGCTCTCAGGAGACATATGTTCTTCAGTGATGATCTCACGAACAACGCCCATCATGTCCCTGCTGATGCAGTATTGATCCAGCCGGAACAACCGGATCGTATTGTCTGGCATCATGAACTCAAGCGCATTGCCGGTGACAATTAGGTATTGAAGGGCAAGGTTGGTTGCTGACCGCCAGTCGCGACGTTCGATCTCACTTTGGATCAAAGCCTCAGACATAACTAAACCATGCTCAATGGCAGGGTCGATGTCCATCTCGCCAGATTTGATCTTAGCTTCTGATGGGATGTTCAGTCGGAACGAAGGCTTACCAGGCGGGTACATAGCCACCATAAGCCGTGAGGCC